AATTAAACTTATAAAGGATAAGTTATGTATGTAACAAGAGACAAAGACGGTGATTTGTGCCTTTTCAATGCACGACCCGTAAAGATTGATGAGTGTGGATATTGGCAACCAGCCAAAACTATGATTGATTGGATTAAACTTGATACCGCCCTGTTTCCCGAAGTAAGTTGGGAAGATGACGAGCCGACAGAAGTGGAATTAGTGAAGAAAGGAGAATAACTATGCCAACAATACTAAGAGAAACTTATCCAACAGCCAAGAAAGAACATAGGTGTGAGTTTTGTTGTGAAAAGATAGCGATAGGACAAAAATATGTCCGTCAGACAAATATCTATGATGGAACTATCTATGACTTTGTCACACATCAAGAATGTAATGAGGTAGCTCATGAATTGAATATGTACGATGATTGTGATGATTCAGGTTTAGACGGAGACTCTTTTCGTGAAAACTTGAACGCATACGTATATGCCAACCATTACGATGAACACACAGATGATGTTTATACCAGTTGGCAATTGAATCATTATGAGATAGCGAAGAAAATATTGAAAGAACTTAAAACGGAGAATTAATTATGGACGAAAAATTTGTAACATTGGATACTTTCAAGTCGCTGACAGAGAAAGGATTCAGTAGTTATCATTACCCTACTCAGTCTGTCGCTCAAAAGTGGCTACGTGAAACCAAGAACCTGCATATTTCCATCGTTAGAAATGCTTGCGGTTATGGTTATGATATATGCAAAGCTGATAATGGAACTTTTATAGCTGCCGATATATTTGACGGCCCTAACGATGGTGGTCAGTGGGATACTTACGAAGAAGCATTAGAAGCTGGAATACAGAAAGCGTTAAAAATAATGGAGGTATAAAATGAATCGTACAATAAAATTCAGAGGGAAGTCCGTCTTAAATGACGAATGGATTTATGGTGATTTAGTTCATAGAATTAATAGCCCAAAAACAATTTCTCCGGTACAAATCAATGGTATTGGTGTTAAAGAAGATACCGTAGGTCAATTCACCGGCTTGTATGACAAGAATGGCAAGGAGGTCTATGAACATGACTACATTTCTATAAATTATAAACGCGAAGGTATAACTGTTAACGATCGTGTTGTTATCTCTGATCGGTATTATATCTGTAAGGGAGAAGTTATTTATGTGGATCGGTATTCTTATTTTGGATTGCGTCCGGGCAAAGTGAGATATATCATGAAAGATTTTTTGAATGAGTGCCCTTATCCTACAATTCCTCTATCTCGTTTTGATTTGAAATGTGATAGTATTGAAGTGTTGGGCGATGTTTTTGATCACCCTGAATTAATCAAGGAGGAATAGCCATGCTAACAAGTGAAGTATTAGACTTAATAGTTAAAATAGCATTGTTTTTTATTAATGCTACAACCGTTGCCTTTATCTTAATCATGATAAGCAAATGGCATGGGCGCATGGAGAATAAGCTGAACGATATACAAATGTATATTCAGCATGTAACGGACCGTAACGACATTGTATACATCAATCAGCTTGAAAGCCTCAAAAGAGAGCTTATAAAGGCTGAGCGTTACGAAGATGTAGAAAAGATAAGCAAGTGTATTGAACGGGAATACGATTATCTTAAAAGAAAGATGGAAGACAGAGAACAGATAATTAATCCTTTAAAATGATCATGAACCAAGAAATAGACAATAACCTTTTGGCGGAATGCTTGAAGGCTGCAATGAAGGTAGAGTATATAAGCAACAGCAGGGAGCTTAAGATGTACACCTATGCTCTGTACAACGCTCATATGTGGGCGAGAAAAGCAAAATAAAAGAGGACCACCGAACCACCAGATAGATCCTCTTTTCTCAATTCATAGTACAAATATACTATTAATTTCTAAACTATAGTACTATGATCGAGCAAATTTCAGAAGCTAAATCTATTAGAGAGCTTCAAATGTCATTGTCTCAAAGAAAAGATTTAATATCCACTCCTGTATTAACCAGTCTTATTCACATTGAGCACATATATTCAATGTTTAATTATATAGAATCGTACAGAAATTCTAAAGCGATTAAGGGAAGTATTATCCAAAAAAAACGTTTTTGTTTTGTTATTTTGCGTCTGTATTCTCCTGCTACTATATTATTTGATGAACAACTTCCCAAAGGGCTTAGAAAAGGAATAGCAAAAGCTATTAATGTAAATTGCCTACCATCAATTTCGCACTATTGCGATAGTGTTATTTCTTACTATAAGACTTATAAGGATTTTAGGGAAGAACTGGATTACCTTTACACTGAGATTATGTATCATTTGGAGGCTGAAAAAATAATAAGCTAAAAACATGGCGAAATTATCTGTTAAGCAAGAAAACTTCTGTAATTACTACCTCGAGTGCGGTAATGCATCTGAGGCTTATCGTCGTGCGTATTCCTGCTGTAGCAAATCAGATAAGGCTATTGGAGTTGATGCATTTAAGTTGCAAAATAACCCTAAGATTGCCCTAAGAATAAGGGAGCTCCAGGAAGAACAAAAAAGTAAATCTGATATTACTAAGGAAAAGATACTATATGAATTGTCAAGTATCGCTTTTTCCTCTATTGCGGATATGCACAACAGCTGGATAGAAAGAGCTGAATTTGATAAACTTACTCCAAGGCAAAAGTCTGCTATAAAAAGTATAGCAACAAAGATTTTAAAAAAGAATATTGGCACAAGTGATGATTCAGAAATTGTGGATGTGGAATATGTGAAAATAGAGCTTCATGATAAATTAAAAGCCATAGAACGCATTTGTAAGATGTTAGGTTGGGATGCGCCGGAAAAGATGGATGTTACTTCTAACGGATCGTCAATAGCTCCTCCAGCTAACGTTAATGTCAATGTGGTTTATAATAAAAAAGAGGATTTGGAACTGCAGGATAAGCAAACTAATTTGAATAATAGTGGGAGTTGCTGAACTAAATATAAATTGCACACCTGTTTTTCATAGGGCCATGTCTGCTTTGGAGAGTAACAGGTTTAATGTCTATGTATTCGAAGGGGGATCACGCTCATCAAAAACATATTCACTTATACAATTTTTTATTGTTTATGCAATAAATAACTGGCAACGTTCAAATAGAATCGTAATTGCTAGAAAGAAAGGGACATGGCTATCTTCAACAGTGTGGACCGATTTTAAAAACATACTTCTTGAAACGGGATTATACAATGATTGCAAGATTAACAACACCTTAAAAACGATACAAATGTATTCTACTTCATTTGAGTTTGTGGGGCTTGATGATGTTCAAAGGCTGCATGGTCTGACTTCTGATATCTTTTGGATAAATGAGGCGATGGAAGCTTCTAAAGATGATTTTGACCAGTTAGAACAAAGATGTGCGCGGTTTTCAATACTTGATTATAACCCTTCGGCAGAAGAGCACTGGATATATGACAATGTATGTACACGTGAAGATTGCTACTTTGATCATTCAACGATGTTGGATAATCCATTTATTCCAGCCAATATGAAGCGCAAGATTGAATCATATGAACCTACAGAGTATAATTATTCGCAAGGGACTGCAGATAAGAGAAAATGGCTTATATATGGATTAGGAAAGAGGTCTAAGATCGAAGGTCTTATCTTTGAGAACTATACAATTATTAAAGAAGTACCTATTTGGGTAAAACGCAGGTGGTATGGGCTTGATTTTGGATACTCAAATGATCCTACTGCTTGTTCTGAAAATGGCTTTTTAGATAATGCTATTTATATAGATGAAAAATTTTATGAAACAAACCTTCTTTCTACTGATATCATCAAGAAGTTTAAGAGGATGCCTAGATTGAAAATATGGTCAGAAAGCGCTGATCCACGTTTGATCGCTGAAATATATAATGCGGGATTTAATATACAGCCAGTCGAAAAATATCATGGATCGGTAGAAGCAGGAATCGATTTTATGAAATCAAAGAAACTGTATATAACCGAGAATTCCATTAATGCTAAAAAAGAATTGGATAATTACACGTATCAACAGGATAAGAATGGCAAATGGCTTAACGTTCCTGTAGATGATTATAATCATATTATTGACGAAGTGCGCTATTGTTGTATGATGGAATTGATGGGAAGAAAGCAGGTTTCAAAAGGTTTAGAAGCGTTTAATCATTAAAAATATATAGCTATGACATTAGAGGACATTTTAGCACTAGAAGATGTAGATCAGAAGATCGGATATTTAAAAAAAGGACGGAGAACAGAGGAACCTAACACCTGTGAAAACTGGAAAGATTGGAATGCTGATTTGCATGAAATCATTGTGGATAAAGAAAAATATCCTGATATAGAAATTGTGGAAGAAAAAGGAAGAGAAGAATGGGATGATACTAACGGCAAAAGCATTACCATTCCTCCTAAAAAACGTACAGAACCGTGTAACCGCATCTCTATCCCGCTGGAGCAAGATATAACTAATATTCAAACGGCATTTACGGTAGGAACTGAACCTAAAATGGATTGTTCTCCATCTAATGAAAGCGAAAAAGGTCTTTTTTATGCAATTCAGCAAGTCCTCAAAAAAAATAAGATTCAATACCAAAACAAGCGTATAGTTCGTTCATGGCTGTCTGAACAGGAATGTGCCGAATATTGGTATGCGGTAAAAGATGATTCTTTTTGGCTCAAATTTTGGAATAAGATACAAAAAACTTTTGGGGGTAAGGTGAGGCCTCAAAATAAACTGCGTAGTGTCATCTGGTCTCCTTTTAGAGGAGACAAACTTTATCCGTTCTTTGATGATGCGGGAGACTTAGTTGCTTTTTCTCGTGAATATAAGAAGAAGGATTTAGATGATGTAGAAATTGTTTGTTTTCAAACAGTTACTTCCAGTCATGTTTACCATTGGGAGAATACAAATGGATGGGAAGCTGTGGAGGAAAAATCCTTCCGGCATGGTTTTAGAAAACTCCCTGTATTGTATGGTTATCGTCCGGAAACTTACTGTCATAAAATAAAGACCATACGTGTACGAATCGAAAAGATATTATCTAGCTATGCCGATTGTATAGATTACCATTTCTTCCCATATTTAATGCTTTTTGGCGATGTCTCTAACTTCACAGGGAAGAAACGCAACAGGATCATACAATTAACCGGAGAAAAAGCGAATGCTCAATATCTGACCTGGAACCAAGTTCCGGATACAGTTAAGCTGGAACTTGAAGGGCTTACTAACAAAGCATACGATTTAACTAACACTCCGCGAATATCTCCACAGGAGTTAAAAGGGCTTGGCAATGCTATTTCAGGAAGAGCTTTTAGATACATCTTTATGGGTGCACATATGGCTGTTTCGAATCACGCAGAAGTAATAGGGGAGTTCTTTCAGCGTAGAATCAACTTTCTTGTGTCTGCTTTAGCTGATGTCAATCCTTCGGAGTTCAATAAAGCTTCACAGACTATCGACATAGACGTAGACTTGGTCCCATATATGATTGATGATATTGACGAACGGGTAACAACGGCAGTTAGCGCAATAAATGGTAAGGTTTGGTCTCGGAGAGAAGGTATATTGTTTGCCGGTAATGCCGAAAGGGTAGACGAAGTTCTAAAAGAGATCGAAGAAGAGGAAAAAGGGGAAAAGGAATCAGACAAACAGACCAAAAATGAGACTACTTAGTCAGAAAAATCACGGGGATTATACAAAAATAAGAGGAAAAATAGGACAATCCTGCCTCGAAGCAAGGGTGGGGTTGTCCTGCCTCGAAGCAAGGGTGGGG